GACGGAATGATTATATGCAAATTCATAGAATTTGGCCCATATTCCCACGTACCAGTTTTACCAATAATAATTACATCAGGATAAATCCCACTATCCTCTGTAACAATAACTTCTCCAGCTTCCGTTACAATCCATTCTGGAATATCTCCAGCGCCATCAACAAGTACATCGCCATATGGCTTTTCATAAACAATTTTATAATCGCCAGGCGCAAGAGTGTCGCTAAATATTGTCTCAACTGTATCAGACTTGATGTAGTCATGAGTAATAAGCTCAACACCAGTTACCATTTGCAAGATTACTAATTCTTGCCTATCTAACTTCTCCAAATCTGTAATAACGCCATCAATAATAAAATCGGAATATCGCACATCTAAATCGTCATAAACTGCGTTTTCGTCATCATAATATACGGAAAAAACTGCTCTTGCACTTGGCAATCTCGCTGGTCTAAGAAGTACATAATCTATGCCCTGAGTAGTAGCTTGAGCACCAGCAGCAAAACACACCTGCTGTAAAGCTGCCCTAAGCGAGATGTTACCCTTTATATAACCCTTTAATTCCACATTTGACAATGCTTGGTCAACAACAATATCGCAGGGTGCATACACCCTTAAATTACTAATAATGGTAGAAACACTTGTGAGCTGCTCGTAAAACACACCATCAAAGTTAATATTCTCCATAACACCTATAGCGTCATGCAAACTGAACTTAATCACGTCCTTAGATGGGTTATTCCACTCATCGATATAAAATCGACTGATAAAGTTTTCCGAGCCATCTACATACTCTATCAGGTCTACTGGCGTATTGGCTTTGAGTATCTGAAAATAACGCGCATCACTGAATGGGTTAAAATCGCTGTTGGTAGTATACACACTAATATCGGCTGTAGCTGCTGGCAGCTCCATACCGAGTGGACTGATTTCCTGAGTAACAGTCGCGCTAATTATATCCCGATTTTTAAACTCAATCGTTTCACCCTGTAGGTATAGTCTGAGTATGGGGTAGGTTATCACTATCCGCTCCGTGGTGCTTTTGCCACAAATGAAGTGCTAAGGGACTTCCAGTAGGGCATACCATTTTTCAGTTTTATGAGCTCGTGATTGGTTTGCGCAAAATATCCTTCCTGAGTATATTCACCATCCTCATCCCATAATGTAACTGTATGGAATTCAACAGGTTCGGACAGCTTCCGCCACAGCCTGGCATACTCAGCCGCATTTTGAAAACTTGGCGCAAAGGTTAATTCAAAGTTATAAAACACCCCAATCAACTCACGATGCAGCACACCATCATTTGTACGCTCCGCATACTTATCAAGCATATCTGCAGCCATTTTTACTTTTGTAATTGGTATATCAAAACTTTCACCATCTATTCTAATCATGCTACCCGCCCAGCAACTAAGCTTGTACCAACGCGCTTATTCTCTTTATCAATATAGGGCTTAAGCACCCTTATAAGTGAGCCCAAATCACCAGCAAAGTTAATGGTAATTTCTTGCCCTTGCCGATTGCCAGCTTCCTCACGCACAATTTTCCTGATTAGACTCTCTGGCGCTTCCAAATTGCGCCCCGCTTTTTGGTCGCCTAAAACAGCCAAAAACTCGGAATTTGGAGGTATTACCGCCCCAGTTGCGAGGTATGGAATTTGGGGCGCTGTAACATAGCCAAAATTGAACCCAAAAGTTTCGCCACCAAGCCACGGAACCCACCAAGGAATATCCCACGATAAGGTATTTATAGCTCTAATAATAGCGTTTATACCCTCAACCGCACCGCTAATCATGCCATTTATAAAGCCAATGACATCATTAATAAGACCCCTTACTGTATCTTTTATATCAGTCCAAGTATTGATAAAGAAGGATTTAATACTCTGCGTAGCAGTGTCCCAAGCTCCAACTAACGGATCAATAATATTGGTCTGAAACCATGTTGAGACAGGTTCCCAAACACCAACGATATCATTCCAGAGATTTGAGAAAAACCCACTTACATCAGTCCATATACCTTTAAACCAATTGGTTACAGGGGTTGTAACATTAGTATTAAACCACTCATCTACCCCATCCCAAACATCAACAATATCATTCCAAAGATTGGTAAAGAACTCTTTAACATCAGTCCATATACCTTTAAACCAATTGGTTATAGGAATTATAACATTAGTATTAAACCACTCACCAGCACCATTCCAAATTTCAACAATGTCATTCCAAAGATCTGAGAAAAAGCCACTCACATCTTCCCAAAGTCCCTCAAAGAAATCCACAACTGGAGTAATAACATTTTCATCAAACCACTCGCCAGCACCATTCCAAATTTCAACAATGTCATTCCAAAGATCTGAGAAAAAGCCACTCACATCTTCCCATAAACCTTTAAAGAAATCTACAACTGGAATAATAACATGCTCATTAAACCAATCTTTAACTCCTTGCCAAATTTCCACAATATCAGTCCAAAGATTTGTAAAATACTCCTTTATCGCTGTAACAAAACCAAGAGCCTTTTCTTTTACTAAATCCCAATTATTTGCTACCCAGCCAATAGCGGCAAGTAAAGCAACCAATGCAGCAATAATAAGCAAAGTTGGGGCATATACAGCCATGGCGGCAACCGCAATTCCAATAAGTAACATAGTCAATAATTGAAAAGCATCTGGATTTTCCTCAATCCATATAGCTAATTTTTCAATAGCTTTTGCAAACAAATCAATAACAAAAATAAGACCATCTCTAACAAGAGTCAAAAAAGTAGTAGTCTGTCCTTCATCAGGGAAAAACCTCTCCCATACCCCCATAATATCTTCTCCAAGTCTACCAAAAGCTTCACCTAAACGACCAAAAGCATCACCTATAGGGGCTAAAAACGCCCTAATCCTTTCAGCAATCGTTTCTAATTCATCTAATGATTCCTCAAATGGTGTAGTTTCAGGTGGTTCAATTGGAATTACCTCTCCTCCCCCTCCACCGCCTCCACCACCACTACCAGTTTTTTGCGCTAATACATCAAGCTTATCAAACGATGCTAATGCCCCCTTTGCCGCCTTTCCAGCCCCTCCTATATTATCACCAAGCTCCCCGTAGGCATCTGATGCGTCCTCAACGGGTTCGGCGTCAATAGCACCAACTTGTGTACCAAATAATAAATTTAATACCCGACCAATAATATTAAATAATTGAGTAAATTTTCTTATAACATTAGTAAGCACTGGAACAATTTGATTCAGTACAGGAATTAACATATTCCCAACCGATGTTTTCAAACTAATCATCGCTGCTGTAAGTTGAGCAACACGACCCGCATATGTCTGAGTATAGGTTGCGGCAGCCCCAGTATAGGTTGCGCCCTCACGCATTACCCCGTTATATTCTGCAATTCGCTTTTCTGCGATTGTCATTTGAGAAACAGTAGTTCCTGTCTCTTTTGCATACGCTTGCCACATTTTAAACAAGTTTTGCTCAATACCAGCCGCATCAGACAAAATAGATCGTTCAGTTCTGAAACCCATCGTGGTGGCTTCAATAGCACCACCGATGTCATACTGAGAACGACGTAGATATACTGCCGAGTCCTTGAATACATTGAGCATGTCTTCAAGCTGTTTTGTGTCATAACCACGTGCCAACAAGTTTCGATACGCCTTCTGTGCGTTCATCATTGGCACTAAACCATCAGCCGTATATTCTTCCAAAAAATTCTTTGCCTGCTGAATATCACGCCCCTGAGCTTTTAAGATGAACTCCAAGCCCTTCCAGCCTGCCTCCATAGACAAGGCAGTTTCCACGCTCTTTTTCCCAAAGTTCACAAGCGCAGCTACGCTAAATGTAACCCCGAGCATAGTAGCCAGATTGCCCAGACTTCCCATCATGGATTTAATGCCTTTATTAAATCCCTTGGTATCGATAGTGGTGTTTATCCGCACGCTACCGTCATATGCCATTATATATTTCTCCCTTTCCAGAAGCGCTTCTGGTCTTCCTCAGGCAAGAGTTTGATAAACTCAATTTCGCTCTCATCAAGTTCTTGCTCAGTATGATCAGTTAGGAAAAATTCCCTACCATACTCAGCAATGTATTCTCTTTCATAATCAGTAGTCTTACCGTCATAATACCGCTTTCTGAGACTCACTAAATTACAAAAGGCAGTATCTGCCCCAAGGTCTGAAAATAAGGATACAAATCGCCACCAGTGCATTTGAGCCTTTTGCAAATCAATGCCATGAGTTTGATTAAATGCCGCATAGATTAGCTTTGCATCCTGTGAGAAAGAATACAATCTTGGTTTCCCCTCAGTAGATGGGGGGTCTTCATCGCCAACATTTAGAAATTTGATAGCTTTCTGTAAGGCAATTTGATAGAACTCTGGTTCGCGGTCTTCTGGTAAATCTTTATAAAGACGCTTCAGCATAAGATATGCGCATTCGTCTTTATCAAACTCGGAACTTTCAAAATCCGCCATAATTTGCAATCCAACGCGAAAATCAGTGTTGATATCATAAATATCACCATTGATTTCAATCGCTTCTGGAAATTGCTCTATCAAAAAATCGGTCATTAATTAGCTCATAACTTTTTTATCGGACGGCTTCTTTTTCAGTGCAGCTTTCATCTTTTTCTCTCTGTCTCGAGAGATATAAGCCATAATTGCCTTAATGAGCTCACCATAGGCTGCGGGATTGAATGCATCGCCAAATAGCCGTTGACAAGTTCCAGCTCCAAACACTTCATCCATACCATCTGTTACCGTCTTGGCAAATTCAGTTTGGAGATCAACTAATGCGAGTGCTGCAAGTGGCGTACCATTCTCATCAATGCCCTCAATTGAGCTAATCTCCTTTTCTTTGGCAAGGAATTCATTTTGCTTAACTGTCAGCTTCTGATACAAATCCTTGAGCCGAGCATAGAAATTCAAGTCCTCAGTATCAAAGGTTATCCACCGAGACTCATCGTCATTGATACAAAGCGTACGCTGACTATCAGTTTTAATCTGAATTGATTCCATTGTGCAATCCTTTTCGGGGCTCCCCATTTTATGAGAAGCCCCTATAGTTCAAATTAAGGTGTTGCGGTAAATGTTTTCGTACTCGGAACAAAAGTTCCAAATACTGCATCTCCACGAACACCAGCTTTTACAGAATGCTTGAGAGTCTTCAGTGCTTCATCGCCAATTGTCTCAACTGAAATCGAAACATTATATTTCTTAGCTGGATATGCCGCTGGCGTCCCAGTAGGTGTCTGCCACAACTGAACACTCACAATGTCAGTTTGAACATCTTCCATCGTTTTGTCTTCCCACTCTAAACCAGTTAGGAAAACAGATACTGGATCTGTGTCATCCACATTGATTTCAAAACTAAATTCTGGTGCCAGACTTTCAAGCTCTTTTGTGCCAACATCATCAGCAATATAACCTTCCTCCAGATAGGTTGGATTCTTAGCAATACTGAGACTTGTAATACCAAGATTCATCAAACTGTAAGTCGGTGTCGTGCTGGGAGTTGTGTTCATAAAATGCTGTAATTTTGAGCGTTTTATTGCCATTTTATTTACTTCCTTTCGTAAGTTAATTTA